AAGTCATTTATGAAGTTTGTTATCTTTATGAAGTTTGTTAAACTGCTTTTGTGTAAGTTACTTATGTTTGTGTAAGTTAGCTAAACCCGTCACCGCCTTCTTCACAGTGGACAGGGAATGACCGCACTATATTTTGACTAGCCGTGAAAAGGGCGTCCCCCTTTGAACCCTTGCTAGTCAAACTCTTAGGCGAGTGCAGAGCAGGAGCTAACCCGATACGCTTCTCCAATGGATGCACGCGCTATGTGACACCATCCCTTGATGGTGTTCTCTTCGGGTGGCAAGAGCGAACCTCTTGCACTGGACAAGTGTTCAGTAGTGGTGGTGGGATAAGCCAGTCTTACCACTGTACAAGTGTTCAGTACTGTACAGGTGTTCAGCTGGTATAACTCATATCAGTTATAATGTACTGCTCATCCGTTCAGTAGGGGTAGGGGGGGGGCCCCAATCTTGGCATGTCAACATATGGGGGGAGCCCCTAAAAAATCTGCGTTACTTTTTTGGGTTTGGACAGTTATAGACCGTTTAAAGCACGTTTTACATATTCAACTTTTACAGGAGTGTATAGTAGTATTATAGAAACAGTGTTTAAGGAGACAACATGTATGATAATCTAGGAAAAGGTTTTGATAAACAAAACTCAAAAGTGCAGGTATTTTTTGTAAAGATGAATCCTGTAGCAAAGGGCCGTCCCCGTTTTACTCGTAAACTTGGGAGGACTTATACACCGAAAAAGACCAAAGAGGCAACGCAACAGATAGCGGATGTGTTATCAGCAGAGAGGCAGGATACCATCGAGAAGCATCTTCCTGTTGCTGTGTATTTACGTTTTATGTGTAAGCGTCCAAAGGCTTTGAAGAAGGGTGATAGAATCTTGAAGACAACGAAGCCGGACATAGATAACTACATAAAACTTGTATTAGATGCTTGCAATGATGCGAAGGTGTGGCATGATGATAGTCAAGTAGTAGAGATTCTTGCACAGAAATGGTATTGTGCGGATTACCAAGAACCAGAGATACAGATACAAATCAGCAGGTTATAACATGGCAATGAAGATTACGAACAAGCATAAGAAAGCGGCCCTTCTCGTAGCGCAGGGGTATTTAAGTTTAAAGCAGATAGCGAATGAGTGCCAGGTCTCCAGACAGACGATTGTCAGTTGGAAGCAGAAGGTTGATTTTAAGGCATTGGTTATGCAGTACAGTGAGCCTCTTCTTGATACAGAAGTTCGTGAACGCAATCTGTTGGACACAGCCTACAAGACTCTGAAGATTGTGATGGAGGGATCAGCAAATGATGGTGCGAAGGTCAATGCGGCTAAGTATGTCATTGATGTTTTCCGCAACAAGAAGGGAGTAAAGGGTAAGTATACAGTAGAGGACAATACAGAGATGGATAAGATTTTAAAGCTGGTTAAGGAGTAATGGGTAAGATTCCCTACATTTCGTACAAAGTTCCTCGTCGCCATCGAAAGAACCTTCAAGAAGTTTTATCTGACCCGATAAAGTTTTTTAAGTTGCTTCGTGTCCAGGATAAGTACAGTGGTGCGTACAAGCAGTTTGATTTATATCCAGAGCAAGAGCAGTTGCTTAAGCAGGTGCAATCCAGTAATAAGATTGTTGTAGTCAAGCCTCGTCAGATTGGTGTGAGTACTGTATTGAGGGCATATGCTTTCTGGAAGATATACACATCGAAAGACCCAATAAAGTATGGTGTTCTTTCGTTCCATGACCGTAGTGCAAAACATCTTCGTAAGATGGACAATCTTTTTTTGGGTGGGTTGCCAGAGATGTTGAAGAGACATTGCTCTATCGACAATACAACAGACTTGATTTTCGATGATACGCAGGCAGGATTGTCCTCGTATACTGCTCGCTCGTCTGGAGGAACAAGAAGTTTCACTCTGAACGCGGCACATCTCAGTGAGTTTGCCTTTTATCCAGATCAAGAAGAGGTGTTGGCACAGGTGGTGGCTACAGTAGGGAGAGGACAGATTGTGATTGAGTCCACACCGAATACGGTTGGAGATATATTTCACAAGTTGTGCAAGGAGTCTCCCGACAATGGGTGGACACTGGTTACATTTTGGTGGTGGCAACACCAGAACTACAGGACTCCTGCTCCTACAGACATGATTTACACTGAACTGGAAGACAAACTACGTAAGTTGTATGGATTAGATGATGATCAGTTGCAGTGGAGACGTGAACAAGTTGCTACGATTGGCATTGATAAGTTTAAGCGAGAATACCCTGCCAGTATCGATGATGCATTTAGCTTTGGTTCGTCTGCTTATTTTGACCCAGATGCTTTGGACCAGATTGAGCCGATTATATTTGATGGGAATGAACGAGAGTATGAGGAGGTTTATCCTGACGATGTATATGCAATCGGTGTAGATACAGCTGGTGGAGTTGGTGGTGATTATAGTTGTATATGCGTTGTGTCTATGTCTTCAAGAGAGGTTGTTTACCAGTATCGTTGCAACACAATCTCTCCTGTAGAGTTTTCCGAAAAGATTATGGTGATTGGTCAAAAGTTTAATAATGCATTGATACTGGCTGAGAGCAATAATCATGGTCATGTGGTTATACAGAAGTTGATTGATTATGGGTATACAAACCTGTGGTATAGTAACGAAGGCAAGCATTGGGTTACCAGTGCCAAGAGCAAAATAGAAGCCTACGAGATTTTAAGAGAGATGATTTCTGCGAATATGTTATCAAGACTGGACATGACTACAATGATGGAGTTACGGAGTATGACGATTTACAAAGTAGCTCCAGAAGCCCCGAAGGGGTTGCATGATGATATGGCGGATGCAATGGCATTGGCCTACAGGTGTGCTAGAGATATACCAAGTTATATGGTTCGCAATGCAAAGCAGGGATTGATGGATAGATTGATTAGCCATAAAAGAGCAAAACGGATACGATTGATGCGATTGCCTTACAGGAGTGCAGAATGAAAGCCAAGATAGCAGATGCGTTGTTTCGACAACACGAATCCTATTGGGATGGACAGAAAGCAGAGTTGCGCAAACTGAGAGCCGCATATATGACTCGGTATTGGGACAAGAACTACGCACCCGATCAAGTATTGATTGAAACAACACGTGCGTATGAATACATCGAAGGCTATATTGCTTCGTTGTATGCTCGGAATCCTTCTGTGATTGTCAAGGGTGATGTACGAGGGAGAGGGGATTCAAACAAAGTACAAGCCCTATCCAATGCGTTCCTTGACAAGATCAGAACCCAAGTTGAAGATGTGTCTCGTCTTGCTTTAATATACCCATGTGCATTTTTAAAGTTATATGCGACACAACATCCAGACCCTTTTAAACGTGTAGGTGTGTCTGCTGTACCTGCATGGGATGTGATTGTAGATCAAGATGCCCCGTCTTGGCAACAACAGAAGTATGTTGGGCATCGATATCACATTACACTGGAAGAAGCGAAAGAGAAGTATGGCAATAAAAAATATACATCTCATCGATTGGTTCGCTTCTTGGATTATGACAACGATAGTTTAAACTCCAACTACATGGGTATTGATTTATCAGAACTCAACAAAAGCGGAGTAGAGACTGACTCTCCCTTTGAATATATCCAGGTTGTAGAGTTTTATGACTTGGCCAATAACAAAATGTATGTCTGGAGTCCCGATTACCAGAATGGTGAGAAGTGGTTGTTCGATGGTGTGGAGATTGAGATTGGAGATGGAGAGAATACAGATGTACAAAAATACGATCAAATACCCTTTACAGATTCAGCCAATAACCCTCTTGCTCCTATCGTGCCTTTATATTTCTCTCGTCAACCAGATATACCTATGCGTGGTTATTCTGCTTTACGCAGAGTCTACAGCCAAGTAGAAGAGACAAACATTATTCGTACCTATCAATCAACGATGGTACGGAGATCAGCGCGTCAATGGGTAGTCAAGAAGGGAGTCTTTACTGATGAAGACATGGCAAAACTGGCTCTTGGTGCAGACGGAGAATACATTGAAGCGGAGTTGTCTCCTTCTCAGAATCTTGCAGGTTCGATTCAACCTGTTCCTCATACTCCTGTACCAGCTGAACTAGAGACATATGCTCGTCAAGTCAACGATGATTTTCAGCGCGGCAGTGTACTTGCTCCCTTTACAAGAGGTGAGGCTACACGCGCTACAGCCACAGAGATTACAGCATTGGCATCCTATAGCTCTTCGGAGATTGGACGTTTGGCTAGAGAGCGAGATGCAATGATTGAACATGCCGCAAGTGTTTATATTTCGATGATGAAAATCTTTTTGCAAGATGAAGCAGATGTTGTTGTCATCAATGGTAGTACTGAGGTCATACGTACAGATGACTTGAATGGTGATTTTTCATTCTACTCTCTTGATGCCGGAGCAACACCTGTTTCCGAGGCAGTAAAGAAACAAGACTTTTTGCAATCTATTCCTATCTTAATGGAGCTGGGAGTCTCAGCAGACAAAGTATTGCAAGAGTTGGTTCGCAAGTTAGATTTACCGGAAGACTTTATGGAAACACAAGTTGAAGGTATTCAAGATTTATCACAAACCCCTCAACAACCTTCCCCCACCGCATCGATTGAGCAAGGCCAACAAGGTTCTCCTCAAGCCGTTGCACAAGTTTTATAGGAGATAATATGTCTATTCCACAAGAGATGATGATGCAGGCCGAAGCCATTGGCGCAGGTATGGATTCAGCACAAGAAGAAGGTATGCAAATTGCATCCCCACAAGGCAAGTATACTGCCACTGCTTTAAATGCATTGGTAGATACTGTGAATCAAATACTACCCATGATGGGTCAACAACAACCGTATCCTACATTTGCAGAAGACCAAACGATGTTCCCAATGGAGTTTGTGAATGTTATCATGGCCATTATGACAGTAGCCCAAGACGCAGGTATTGCTATTGATATGGAGTTGTCACAGGTTGTTTCCGATCAAGATGTTGCAAAACTTTCTGCATTGTTGCAACGATTGGTTACCGATGAAGCATTTAAAGATTTTTTAATGCCAGAAGAACCAGAAGTAGAAGAAGAAGTAATCGTAGAAGAATCGCCTATGTCTGAAGGTGAACCACAAATGTCAGACGAAGAACTCTTTGCATCCAGGATATAATATGTCAGAAGAAAATACAACAACAATAGAAGCCGACACTACATCAGAGGACACCGTCCAGGTCTCTGAACCAATAGAAGAAGGCAAGCCGTCACTTGATAACTATAAAGATGATTACGACAAACGCGTAGATGCGTTGTTGTCACGTCACAATGCGGAAAAAAATGGAGAGCCTGCCCCGACTCCCGAAGGATTACGAGATGGTGAATCTTGGGATACTTTGTACGAGCAGGCAGATGAAAATAGCCAACGTGCGATGCAACAACTTCGTGCAGACTATACAAGAAAAACCCAAGAACTTTCTTCGCAAAGAAAAGAACTTCAAGAACAGGCTCAACATATTGAAGCAATGAAGATGAGTTTGGAAAACAATGAAGCATACAAGGCAATACAAAAAGTTGCAGAAGAAGATGCAGGAGAGTTTGACCCATACGATACAGATTCGTTTCAACGATATGTAAATAAAGTTGTTGCAGAAAAACTTCAGTCAGTATTACAGCCAATGGCCGAACAACAGATGAAAGCAAGCGCACAAGCCAAAGTCAAAGGATTTATGTCTGAACATACAGATCTACAAACTGATGATGTATTAAAAGCAGAAGTGCGCCAAACCCTTTTGGATAATGAATCTCTGTCTTTGCAAGATGCATACTGGATTGTAAAAGGTAGACGTTCACATAGCGCATCAGAACGAACACAAATGCAACAGCTGGCATTTCAGAAAGCGGCCAAAGCAAGTGGACTCAAAATAGGTGTGGGTCAGAACAAGGGAACGACAGTGCCCAAAGGTGCTACATCCATGAAGGCGGCTGACTTGTATCAACATTTGTTGAAACAACAGAAATAAATATGTTATACATTATTCATGTCGCAATGCTGATTCCCCTAGAAATAGGACACGTTAAAGCAACTCCCCTCACGAAAGGATACGAGTGCGATACCCAACAACCTTAACGTAGGAGGCTTTCATGCCCATCCAACCAGACATTCTTGCGTCAACCCTGCGTATCCTAAAAGATCGTGAGGTAGACAATACATTTAAAAACATTCCTCTTCTTGATGCTATCCGTTCACATGGAGCAGTTATTGAGAGTGATGGTGGTAGCAAAGTAAACTGCCCAGCCATCATGACAGAACACAGTATGATTACTCAACTTTCCAGTGGGTATGAATCTGTAAACCTTGCTGTCAAAGACCCTCTTCGTCAAACCGAATACAACTGGTGTGACTTTGTTGCTCCTGTAGTAATCACTGAAAAAGAACAACTTTCCAACAAAGGCGATCGTGCAGTAATAAACATTGCTGAAGCCCGTCTAAAGTCTGTAATGGGCATGTTGCAACGTGAGTTCTGTAAACAAGTTGTAGGTAATACTTCTACTGTTCTTTCTGAACTAGAATCACTACATCCTTCACGTTCTGGAGGCTGGTTTGCTTTACAACCTTTTGGCGACCAAACTACAGGAAGCGTAGGGGCTTTGTCAAGAAATACTTATAAAACAACTTTCCAGAATCAATATGTTGATGTACCTTCTGCTTTCCCAGGTATGACTGATCAAGCTACTCGTCTTTTCCGAGCAATGAGTAAACTGTATATTGATTCTCAAGTATATGCTCCCGAAGGCGAAGTTGACATTATTCTTATGTCTCCTCGTTGTTATGAGCTTTACAAGAACTCTCTCTTTAATCAAGAGCGATACACATCGATTCAAGAACAACGAGACATGGCAGGTAAACTTGGACTTATGTTCAATGGTGCTAAAGTTTATGTTGAGCCGAATCTTGGACAAACTTGGGTAGCCGCTGATTTTGATGGAACCAACACAGGTACAGCTACTGATATGCAAAATGCTGCTATTGTCTTTGGTGGTGCTGCTGGTCAATATACTACAGATGGAAACGCGAGTGGTACTATTGATGCAATGTTCTTAAACAGTAAACTTATGTCTTTGTATTTTGATCGTGATGCTTACTTTGAAATGAGTGAGTTTGAACGTATTTCTGGATACGCGGCTATGGCTGCTAATATTATGACTCGTACACAACTTGCAACAGCAAACTTGTCTGGTCATGGTATCCTTGTAAATGCATTTGCAACCATTAACTAAAGGATAATAAAATGGCTACTCAAAACTTATTACAACGACTTGATTCTGCGGCAGATACAACTGGATCTTCCGTCAATGTGTCAGATCGTAGAATCGAAGAAGTGTTCATTGCTTCTGAAGCTATCTCTGCTGGTGATTTTGTTTGTCTTGATCTTGACAAATCGGACAACAGTGACAAAGCATTGTATGTTAAAAAACTTACTGTTACTCCTATATCTTCTTTGGGTATTGGTGTTGCGATTGCTGCTGCCGGCATTGGTGAAAATATACGTGTATGTATTCGTGGAATGATTTCTGCGAATGTTGATACAGGTATCAATCAAGGCTATCGTCTTATTGGTTCATCTACTGCTGGACGTGCTGTTGTTGCTCCATCTTATCGTTCTGATCAAAAAGAAGGTAGTGGTGGTGCAGGTGCAGGTGCAGTTACTCAACAAGCGCACATTCTTGCGATTGCTGTAGGAGCATCTGGTGGTACTAACGTTGCTACAGTATACGTTCTTCCAAGCTTTTAATATATAGTATTGTGTTTTGGGGCTAGGTTATTCCGTTGGTCTAGCCTAGCCCCTTTTTATATAGGTGATGCATGAACTTACAAGAGATTCGCCAATACATAGCCAACATTATTGACTATGACCCATCGGCAAACAAAGAATATACAGAGCAGATTGATGATGTAGTTAATCATCATTATCGTATGTTGTTCTCCGAGAAGGCATTTACCTTTGCTCAGAAAGAAAAAAAAATAGAAGTATATACAGATGCATCAAGAACAGCGTCTGGTTCATATGTAGCGATCTCCAAACTTACTGTTGTTGATTCTACGACAGATTTACCCAAGTGGATTGAAGGCAACATTGTAGAAATAAATGGCATCGAATATGATGTGCTTTACAGAGATCCGTCAAACTTAACAAGATTTTTTATTGCTGAAAGCATGGCAACGTTTGTTGCTATAAATATAACTTTTAAACAACGATTTATACGTTTACCCCAAGACTGTGTATCTCTTCTTCAAGTAGGAAGACGCAGTTATACAATCGCTCCCACAGATGTAGGGAGATTTGTTCCTTTGACTCGGTATGAAGATGAGTATTACAATCTTCCTTTGGACGAAGTAAACATTCCCAACTACTGGATAATGCAAGACAGCATTTCAATGCAGACTCCTACAGTTGGCCCAGCTGTCAGTGCTGTTGCCGCCGCATCGGCAGGTCAAGGTGTGCGATCTGTTCGTGTGGCACAGACATACGTCAAGTGGATTAAAAATGGAGATGAGCATCAGATGGAAAGCGGATTGTCTTTATTCTCTGATCCCATACAACTGAGTGATACTCAAAAGTTACGTATTACTGTACCTGTGTTCGCATCAAGAATACCTTTTGCGCGTAACTTTTATATATACAATGCCAATACCACCCAAGATTTTAAAGGTGTGTATTTTGTAGCCAAAGCAGATGTAGGTGGTGGTGGTAACATAGACATAGATTTTACTCAAACTGCTTTTGAGACAGGAACGTTTGTACTTGAGAATGAACGATATAGTTTCTATGATGGATACAATCAACAGATACGTTTGTATCCTCGCCAGAATGAAGATTTTCATCTTTCGGTTCGATATGTGTACCGTCCTCCTAGATTGCAAGAAGATACGGACACACCACAACTTCCACAGTCACATCATTTGGTCCTGGCATACGCTTGTCTTATGGACATACTGAACAAACATGACAATCCGACATTGGCAGGGATTTATAGACGAAAGTATGAACGTGAACTTATAAAGATGGAACAAAGATTCTTGACACAAAAGCCCAGAAGATTTGTAAAAGGATTTATGAAAGAAAGCGGTGTTGATACTGTACCCATGTGGACTCCTTTGAAGAGAGTATAATGAAAGATACCAATGTCAAAATAGATATGCTTAAGGGTATTCACGAACAATACCCACAACCACAAGATTCTGTGATGGAACTCATCAACTGGCAGGTAGACCAGTATACAGGAGGTTGGACTAATCGCATTGGGTATGAGAAGTATGACAGCAATGCCAGTACATTTAATCCGTTTGTAACGAATCGTGTTGATAGTTTGTTTTATGTACAACGGCATCAAGGAGCGCAGGATTCTATTTTGTTCGAACAAGCAGGTGTTTTGTACCAGCTGAATGATTTTGATGGTACGTTAAAAAAGAATGCATTGTCAACAGGAAGAACACAACCCAAGTCAACAGAGGTTTGTACACAGTATGCTCAGTTTGGACGTTTTATTTTGTATGCGAATGGATATGACAGACCAAGTAAAACTCACCTATGGCCCTGTACATCATATGCTACCAACTATTTAATAGAGTATCCATTGGGTTTTGATAATCTTCCTTCTTCTCCTGTGTTTTGGGGAATGGAAACTGATCCTACATTGACAGGTGCAAGTGGAGATGTGGCTTCGATTTGGTTTGGTGCAGATGAAAATAAAGGACTTGGGATTGCTGTTGCAACAAAAGAAAATAAATATAAATACAAAGTTTCTTTTGTTAATACAGCAGGTGCTGAAGGCCCGTTGAGTACTGAAAGCAGTACGATTGAATGGGAAACTCCGGCATCAAATATTCGGCTTGCTGGAGTAATCGAAATCCCCGTTGGCAATAATGATGTTGTTGCAAGAAGGGTTTACAGGACGAAAAACTTTTCAGATGATGGAGGCAATGATGGCAATATCTATTATTTTGTTTCTGAAATACCCAACAATAAAGATGATTTTTTTATTGATGACGTTACTGATAGTGCTTTGGGCAGTTCAGCACCTTTGACAACTGACTCCATTGCGTTCCCATCGATGAAGTGTAGATACTTAGGAGTCTACAAGGATTGTTTGTTTATAGATGGTGGTATAGATAATGATTTAACTCTGTACTATAGTTATCCAGCTCAACCAGATAGATATGCGGCATTAAGTTTCTTGACGTTGGCTCATCGTCAAGGTGGAGGATTGACAGGATTATTTTCGTACTTCAACAATCTTTTGATTTTCCGAGAATACTCCATCGATATTGTTCGTGGTGACTATCCAAACTTTACTGCAACGAATCTCACACAATATATTGGCACACGTGCAACAGACACAATCACAGGTGTAGTTGGACTTGGAGTATTATTTTTGAGCTATGATGGCATTTACAGCATCAACATTAATCTAGACTACAATGATAATCCGACAGTAAAAAATGTTACTCCTCATTTAAGAGATACATTTGAACGCATAAATAAAGATGCAATCTCCAAAGCCTCTGCTGTATATAGCAAAAAGCGAAGAGAATATATTGTACATTTTCCTGTAGATGGGAGTCCAATAAATAATCTAGGTCTTGTATATCACACAGATAAAGGAACATGGTCTATAAGGGAATCTATACCGGCTGGCCATTTGGTTGTAAATGCTGGTGGAGATGTTCTCTTTGGCACAGCAGACACAGTCCCCAATACAAATGTTGAACATGGTATTATGGTATTGTCTCGCAAACGCACAGCAGGTTCATCGATTGTTGAAGACACAATGACAGACAATCCTCCTTTGGTATCAACAATAAGGTCTGCATGGTTAGATTTTGGGGACCCTGGAGCGAAGAAGAAAATACATTCTGTGTACTTGTTTATTGCAACAGGTGGTGACCAGTCTATATCTTTGGATTACTACATGGATTTTGATTACAACAACACATATTCGACAGTGGCATTACGTCAACAAAGACCAGACTTTTTCGACCAGAACGTGTATGATAAAGTACAACTAGATGTAGATGCGTATTGGGAAGAACCTTTGGTTACAACCATACGATATGATGTGCATAGTCAAGCATGTTCATATTTTCAGTGGAAAATACAAACACAAGAAGATGTACACATTATTGGATATGCGATTGATTTTACAAGTTCTGGCATGAGAGTTATTAAAGGTAAAAAAGTATGAAGAAGTGGACAGAAGCACATCCCAGAGATAATGCGATTGCAGATTATAAAGAGTTTAATCGTGGGTACAACGAGTACAAGTCTGCTTTAAATGGTGGTGTTGATCGCACTATGACTCCTCCCAATGTGTTGAACAGGACTACAGTACAACCTAGGGCTTTTCATGCAGTCAATATATTTAAACGTGGAGATATGAATGTACTTGTTGACCCAGCGACAGGTGCGCCTTTTGGTGATTTTCGTGGTTTGTCTTATAATACTTATGGGGGTGGCTGGGTTACTGTAGATGAGTTTGCGATTACAAACTTTAAAGATGGTATGCTTCATTGGGAGTTTTCTTCTCATGTATACAACAATGTGTTTTATTCTGCAAACCCCAAGTCTGTAAGCATCCGATTGTTGTTCGATGGTGTTGAAGTCTGCAATGCATATAAACTTCCAGAACCCATATCTACATTTAGATTGGTGTGCGATGTTCCCATTACAGGTTCGCCCAATACAGTTGCAGTTCAAGCGCGCTCAGTTGCTCCTTCAGCTACAGAGAATCAAAAGTGTTTATTTTCATTGTTGGCAATGCAACATTTATTTATAGGTAGATGGCGATGAGTAGGATAACAAATACAAATCCTCCGAATCGAGGAGACAAACTTACAAGTGCAGATTTAAATACTTCATTTACAGAAGTAAACAATGCATTTCCAATGGATGCAGAGAATGTACGGAATGAAGGATTAGACCAACCATCTTTTGCTTTGGCTGGAACTTCTGGACAATCTGGTATTATTTTGATTAAAGCAGATGAGAATGACAACTCAGTATCTGTTATTGTAAATGCCAATACAGTTGCAGGTGCGCCTCCGTTTGATGCTCCAACTACTGTGCAAACTTGGACAACTGGTATTGTTCCATTTAATCAAAATAAAATAATACGTGTGTATTGGCAGTTTGAAAATGTAATCTCCGGTATTTCTTCGATTGCGTCAACAACAAATGGTATTAGTTGGGCTGTATGGCTGGAATGGCAGTTATCAAGTGGTGGTGCTTTTGTGCCTGTACCATTTCAGAGTGACTTTGAGGATATACAAATATCACCGGCAACATATGGTGCATCTTCTTTGAAAACATATGCATCGACATTTGTGAATCATACGTATGTACGTTCTGGTGGTTATGATTTACCCCCTGCTCGTACAGGTTATGGTTGTTGGTTGTTTAAAGCAGATCAAAACTATGTCATATATGGATTGAGATTGAGAGCGAGAGGATTATTGACTGGTGAATACAATGCTACTCCTGTATCTGGAGATCCTGTAAATATGTGGAGACTTGTACAAAGTCTTGCAGGTCAAATAACAATCAATAAAAGCTACATGGCTTATATGATAATGGAGGAACAATGAGTATAACGTTTCCTAAAACCTTTGTCTCTGGTGAAACTTTACAGGCAGAAGATGTACGCAATAACTTGGGAGCAATGAGAGATAAGCAACAAAATCTTACTGGTACAGACATTTTGTTGTCTCAGTCTTGGGTAGATACGCACCACATAATGCAAAGTAGATACGAATCAACGAAGAACATTTCTGTAAATGTGTCTGGTGTTTTTGGTGGAAGAAACAATGGTGCATTTTTAAATAATCTTTCGTACTCTTCTAGATGGATTAGTGAAGGAACAAACAATAATACAAGACGAGTTTATATTCCGTACACAAATATAACCTTTGATATACTTCGTCCATGTACACTATTTTTCCAATGGGCTATGATACATCAAAGCAAATCAGATGTAGATGGAACACTAGGCAAAACTCTTTTGCATGCGTCCTTGAATGATAAGGCAATCGCAGGAAGTGGAGTTGACCATATTGTCTTTGAGCAACCAAACGCAAGCATAAATAATGTATTGGTAGATGGAACACGAACAACGAATGGTATTATTTTAAAGAATATAAGTAATCAAGTATTAGATTACAGTATAGGATTGACTGGACAATCAACAGCAGGCAAATGTCAAAATGTTTCCTGGTCAGTTTCTCTTGAATGTTTTTATATGTAGGAGTATAAAATGGAACCAATGACAATGGCTTTGATTGCAGGTGCTGTTCAATCAGCAGTTAAAGGCGGTGTAAAAGCGTATGGTGAATATGGTACTGCACAAGATTTAAAGCTTACAGAAGAACAAAGAAGGCGATTGCGAGAGCTAGAACGCCTACAAGCCGAAGATGCTTTGGGAATGAGTACAGGCCAACGAGAACAGTATCGATCGCAAGCAATGTCTCCTGTACAGACTGCTGAACGAGAAGCGTTGGCTAGGTTTGGTGCGGCACAATCTGTTGCAGACATTGGTCAAGGTGCGGCTTTTCGTCAACAACAGGCTTTAAAGCAAGCAAGTGAAAATGCCAGAGCAGAAGTAAGCCGATCAGTTGCAGAACGAGATGCACAAGTAGCACAACAACAAGCAGAAGAGAAGGCTCGTCTTAAAACACAGCAGAATCAAGCGAAAGCATTAGAGCGTCAAGCGGCTTTGTCCTTGGTAGGTGGAGTTGCTGATGGTGCTTTGGAGGCAGTACAGATTGGTGCAGAACATAAGTATCAAGAACAGTTGTACGACAAACGATTAAAAGATTTACGTGGTGGTCAAGCGGTTACAAGTCAAGGCGCACAAAGTATGTTGGGTATATCTCCTCAAATGGAGGCAGTACAAAATACCAAAGCAACTCCTCAATCTTTAGGTGGTGATGCAAATAGATTTGTTGATGGAATGATTCCTACTACTGAAGATAGTATGACATTAGAACAATATGCCAGCGGTCTTACTGGGAACTTAGTAGGAAGTTCATTATCGTCAGTTTTAAAGCATTTGTCTGGGGGCGGTATTCCAAGAGATACATATGAAGCACTAATACAAAATATGCTAATAGGAAGTTATTAAAATGTCATTTGAATCCGCAAGAAGAATACTACAGCAGTATCAGCAATCAAATACGCAACGCATTTCAGAGTCATTGGACTTTGCCTACAAGGAAGCGTTGACAGCGTATCAATCCGAAGAGAAGGCACGTGAAGCCGCCTTGAAGGTGTTGGAGAATGAAACAAAAATCTTCAATACATATCTTAAAGAGATACAACGTTCTCGGAGAGATATAATAAAAGGCAACATAGACATTGCAAAACAAAATGCAATCAACGCACGAAAAAATCTTGTTGGTCAAGCCGAAGTAGATCGTAAGAATCAAAATGATGAAATCAAACGACAAAACAAGATAGCATTAAATAAGCATAAACAAGACGAAGCAAACCGAAGGTCAATAGAAAATGCAAGGCGCGATAGAGCAATAGCTAGTAGTGGCGAACCAAGAGGCTTGCAACAAGAAGCAGAGAACTATTCGAATAAAAAAGTAAAAATGAGTAATATTGCAAATACACCTTTAACTGATAGTATTACAAATATTGCTACTCTTTTAAAGAGCAAGGTATCTCCAACTCAGTTGTACATCAAGGGGTTAGTGCCTTTGGTTAACCCTGCACATAGAATGTATACGGTAGCTCCTACGGCTTCCTCTGCGTATGATAAAGACATGACCGAAGCACTTCCTTTTCGCAAGGCAGATACTGCTCATCATATATTGAATCGATTACAAAAAGATGTTGAAGATTTTGATGAAGACCATCCTAAGTATCAACAAGTTTATGATTTTCTTTATGAAAAAAATAGTAAAGAAGACACAAAGAATGTAGGTGGTATGTTTTCTGATGTCAAAGATATAACTAGAGATGATGTTGATGAAGAATATAACAGGCAAATCAATGAATACAAACTAGACAAAGCAGGTACAGGTGGTGGTGGTCGTGGTAGAAGCTATACTCCTACAAGAGCAGGATTAGCACCAGACCCAACACCATTAGTTAAGAGAAAGTTCATACCTCATGAAGAGATTGAAGAGGCAGAGGTAGATCTCAACTTGCGTAAACTTGCACAGCCTGTATTTGATGCATTGCGCGATCGCAATACTCCGTACGAGTTGACAGAGGCAGAACGTTTTTGGGCAGGAAAAGAAGCGATTGATGCCTACGAAAAGTTGAAGGAAGTATCGATTAGAAATCCATTGGCTGTTACTAGAGATGAGCAGTTGTTGTTGGATGATTTGGCATTGCAACGTCAGCTAAACATTTATCGACAGAAAGAAAGGATTGGCAAGATGAATCCTCGGATGGCAAGTCCAGATAGAGTTCGGTCAAGAGCCGCAGACTTGATTGAGCCTACAAAGGTAAAAGAGACACCGCCGGATTTATCTCCTACGCAACAAAAGTATTTTGCTGTTGAACGAAAAGCCTTAGACCTATCAGAGAAGAGTGATGAAGACATTAGAAATATGGGTACTCCAGAGCAAGCTGGTTTGAGTATCTACCAAGAAATGTTTGATCAAAAACAAAAACAGTTTCTTCCTGGCAACTCATATGATACAGTTTTATCCAAACTTGAAGAGAACTTTCAAGGACTTCCTGAAGATTTCTTAAGAGCCAATGCCGCTTTTATAAGTAGAGCAATGGCATTATCAAGAGCGGGCAGTCCTATTTTACTGCCAGATGGTAAAAAGAATCAGTATTACTTAGATGCTTTAAAGTCTACAGGTCTTTCTCCAAAGGAAAAATAATGGCTGATCCGAAAACATCTCAGGCTGTACAAGATGCCATTCGTTTATTGGTTGAAAAATACAGAGAGAAACGTATATCATTAGAAGACTATGCAAAGGAACTTCAAGAGCAAACAAAACTTTTGTCATACTATCAAGAGATAGAAACATATCCTAAGATAGACATTGCTTCTGAAGAGGAAGACCTTTCGATGCAGGTTCTGGATCAACAGGAAAAACTTGCTGGCGAATATGCCATGCTTGAAGAGGATGATCTTTCTGTCGAAGAAGCTTTTGCTAGAGGTAGAGCAAAAGTTGAAAAAGATTTGTTGCCACAGATGTATACAACATCAGATTTTGTCGAAAAGATACCTGCAAAAGTAGGTGTCAGTAATGTGCGAGATGCACAACGTGGATTGATAAGAGATCCAGATACAGGTATTTTACGCAAAGCAAGTAGATATGAGTTGCTGAAAGAGATTCCCTATCGACAGGTATTACAAACAGATTCTACGAAGAGAGAACTGAAAGCAGAACGAGCAAACAAGTATCAACAAATGTATTCTTCTTTGCGAAAGAAAGGATTTTCAAAAGAAGAATCAAAACAAAAAGTGCAAAATGCCAGAGATGTAGAAGAAGGTTTGTATCCGATACAACTTCAAAAAGATTATGAGATTGAAGGAGAAGATGAAACTGAGGGTCAGTTTTTGATTGAAGGCTTAGAAGATTTTGTAGAGAAACCAAGTAAAGAAACGGCAATGGTAGTTGAGTCTCCGACAGCAACAGCCTTGCGATGGTTGAATGTACCTTCTGCTTTGACAGCAACATACCTTGAAGACATTAACAATGTGATTGGTGTGATTACAGGTGCGCCAGTATCTACAAGGAAGGATGCAGGATACAAGCCACCAGAAGGACAGTTCAAGAACGAACTTGGTAGCCAGTTCTTAACCAATGCTTTGCTTGGACAGGGTATTATTACACAACAACAAGCGCAGTTAAACCCAGCTGACGAAGACTATGATGGCCTGTTTAATATAGCAACACAAGGTAGTTATGGTTCTATGGGTTTGGGATTGATGGCAGAGTTTGGTGACTTGATGCCTCTTGATGTTGCACTAGGAGCAAAGGCACTAACGGCAGGAGCATTGAAGTCTACAAAGAGTGTACCTTTGCAGAAGGCAGGTATGGCTGTGGACTCTCCCCTAGAGCCTTTGAGGTACGCAGGTAGCAAAGCAGAAATCAAACGAGCCATGAAGTCTGTTGATGAAAACATCTCAGTAAAAGATTTAGAGAAAGAAATCGTAAACAATGGTGGTGTATTAAATAGAGGTAGTCTGCGAGACAAAGCATCCGAAGCTGTTGGAGATGTCATAGGTGGATACAAAGCAATCAAAGAACACGTAAAGTCTATTCCTAGTAGTATGGGACAAGGAATAAAAAAAGTAACTACTGCTGATATAGATGTACCACAATCTACTTTTATAAAAAACTTCTTTGGTAAAGATGGTGTTTTACAAGTTGAACAAATAAACAAAAAGATAAGACAGTTTGAAAGAAGACTAGCCAGTGTATCTCCTCGTGGAGAGAAGCAGGTTACGGCATTGAATAAAGTAAAAAGTATTGCAGATGATACAGTTGATTCTCTTATACTGGGAACAAAACCTGTACGAGAAGGTAGGCAAGTCAATCGAGGTATTAACAGTGCATTGATGACAGAAACAAAAGTATGGGATGATTTAATAAAGGGAGGAAAGGTTACCGATGACCTTACAAAGGACTGGACACGTGGCCGAATACTTACATTACAATCTGCACGTCAACCTTTAAAAGCCTCAGAGATTATTGAACTTGGGGAAGTATGGAATAAAGTTACAAATGGTGGCAAGTCTATTGATAGAGGAATAAAACAAAGTTCTTCTACGATTTATCAATCTGTACGAAATAATGTCAGCGACACTTTGAAGGATAACTTCTTAAAAAATATACCGGATGATTATATTTATGTAACAAAAGATGTGGCTGTACCTTTTAAAAATACACAAGGGCCTTTGATAAAAAGATATCAAAAGGAGATACAATCTTATTTGCCTTCTTTGGGAGTATTGGACAAACCAAAGGCTATTCGTTTATTACAGTTGGAAAGAAAAACAGGTCAATCATTTAGCAAACCAGTGCAACAAAAGTTACTCAAAAGTTTGGAAGGTCCTGTCAATGTATCTTTTAATCCCAGAGAGATACGAGAAATACAATCTGTTGTTTCTTCTGAACTAGCTTTGGATTTTATGGGAGGTGTTCGATTACAAGAAGGAACTCTTACAGGCAAGATGGCAGAGTTGACAGGCACTGCTAGAACATCTTTTATCTCTCCAGAGAGTGGGAAGCTTTCTTCTTTCAACATTCAAACACAAGGTGTTCTTAATGCAGTTCGTTTGCTTACAGAGAATATACCTGCTGTGCAAGGTGTTTTTGATTGGGTATCTACAGGATGGTTCAATAATAGGTTTGGTTCGTTGTCTCCTACAATCAGTAGATTTAACAAAAGCCAACAGGATGCATCACGACTTGCTGTAGACCAAGTTACAAAACGTTTGTCTCAAACAGGGACTCAAGACCCAACAGTTTCTTTCAATAATAATCTTGAATACTACAATCAAATGGGTATTGAGAATAGAAAAGTAAAGCTGGAGTCTACAAAGATTCGTTCTTCCGATGAGATTGCAGACATAGACCCATTGGCGCGATCTGAGTTTGTGGGCAAAGTAGATTATAAAAGTTTGTATAGACCTGTTGAGGAAGTAAAGAAAAAATCACAAGTACAAAAACAAAAAGTTTTATCTCAAGAATCACAAAAGATACAGCAAAGATTTGAACAAAGAGTACAAACTGCTGAGGATAGATTGATAAGTCTTTTTGAAAAAGATTTGGAAAGAATAAATAGAAAATACAACAGAAAAAAAATAGAACTTGGTTTACGAAAACAAAAACTTTCTTCTGATAAAACTCAAAAGAGTAAAACAAAACAAGATCGAATCACTTATACAACAGGATTTTTAAAACAAGAAGCACTTGCAGAAGTCGCAAAACATAAAAAGATGTACACAGAAACTCGTGCATTATTAGATGAGGCAACCAAACAAGAGCGCAGTTTTATGTATGATAAAGTTGGAGAGATTGTTGATGGTAAAAAACTTCAAACTCTTCAGACAAAAACAGATCAGAAAATACAAAAACTCCAAGAAGCAATAGAACAACGCATTGAAAAACTAGAGATAAAGGAAGTAGAAAAAAGTGCAACAGTAGCAAAGAACAGAAGATTACAGGCTGTGTCAGATAAATATGGACGAGACAACGTAGAATCTTTTATGCAACAACAAGGTATTGGAAACACATATGAGGATTTAATCAACAACATTGAGTTCTTGGAAACCAATATGGAGGTTGCTGTTGATCAGATATATCGAATGGATACTTGGAAGAAAGTTGTTGATAGATTTTTTACTGCTCCTGCTGGTACAAAAGAGACAGCAAAGGTAAACCTAAAATATAAGTGGATTGATAGAATCGAAGACATTGTTCGCATTGATAAAACGAAACCATATTGGATGCCTAATAATATACGTCCTTTGACGATTGAAGATTTTAAGGATGTGATTGCAAAACTACGTGAGATTGATAAAAGTTTAGAGAACTATGGCTTGACTACCATGAGGTTACCATTCGTCAAACAAAAGGAAATGTATACTCTTCCTTTGATTGAGCATATGATTAAAACGCAACGCACATCTAATATGTCTAGAGCAATAGATGATTTTATGAGAGAAGATGGTGAGATTTTTATCAATATGCAAAGAGATACGAATCAAACTTTGGGTTTAGAAAATACAAAAGCTGTATCAGAACAGATTACATTTCGTATAAAACAGATAACAACTATGGCTGTCCGAAACGGGTTGGTTGGCGAAGATGTTGTAAACACATTGCTTCATCAAATAAGAGAAACTCTTTTTGATGGAATGATGAAAGATGTATGGGCTTCTTCCGGTAGAAATATACAAGAAGGATTTTTAAATGCATACCTGCGGAAGATGGTAGAGGATAATACAACTGTTGTACGTGACATGGATGATTTTTTATCATCTTTGTATAGTGGGCCAAATCCTTTGTTAAAAAGCAACACTTGGAAAAATGTAGAAGCACAGGTTGATAAAGTAGTTGCACAACTAGAAGAAGATTTATCAACATTGCAGTTAACAACAAAAGAACAGAAAACTATAGACTACACAAAAGAACTTTTGTCTGAGTTAAAAAACTCAATGGGAACAGAATACACAAATGCTTTGCTTGTAAGAACAGATGGAGTTTATGATGGAGTATTCTCTAGACAGCTACAAAGTTTAAATGATTATATGTCTCGGTATGGCATAGACCCCAATGTAGCAATGAAAAATATAAAAGAACTCAGTCCTCGTTTTGAGTACATGGGAAGCAAGAATGTAGGTTTGATTTATGGGAACATAGAAGCATCAAAGATTGAAAAACTTATTGAACTTGCTTCCGATTCTGCCAGCTCAAAGTTGATGAATGATTTAATACAAACGTCTGCGAATCGTACACTACCATCTATGAGTGCCACGTATTTAAAAGATTATGCAGGTTCAGCGGCAAATGCAACGAGAAGATGGGCAATCTCTACAATGTTGGGTGGGGCAATCACTGTGCCCAGCATGAGGTTTTTTACGATCAACCGATTGACTGCTCCTATTATTATGATGGCTACTCTTGGCGATAAGATGAAGGTTAGCAGTATGGCACAAGCGACAGGTCTTGCTGTTACAGGTGGTCTGTTGTCTTCAAAGCGATTGCCTTTGCTATCAAAAATCAAGAGCAATCGATACATGTTTGCTCCAGATGATGAGATTATATTAACCACAGCCGATGGGGCAATCAGAGATTTTACAGCAAAAGAGTTGCGTACAATCTCGGAAGAACAGGGGGTTCTATATAGTAGAGCGGATTCAGATTTTTATGATACACAGTTTACCAAGTTGTTGATTGATAGTGGTATGACTGTAGATGGTCTTGGTCGATATACACAAGCAACTAAAAATAAAATACTACTTAAACTTTTGGGGCCAGAACGTGCGAAGATTCCACAAAAGATTACAAATAAAGTATTAGATAATCTTGCACCTGGAAGAAACAATATATGGAATGAGTTTGCAAAGTTTCAAGATACAGAGATGAGGAGATTTGTTTTTATCGATTCGTTGAAACAGGGCAAAACGATTGATGAGTCTGTAAGTTTAGCGAAACGAAGCATGTTGGACTACTCTTCGTTGTCAGATGTTGAACGTCAACATCTAAGCAAAGCGATTTACTTTTATTCTTTCATGCGTACGATGGGAGCAGAGACAATCAACAGTGTATACCGCAGTGTCAAAGCAGGGAAGATGAACACTGCTCTACGTTCAATGAGCATGATTGATAGGTATTATCGACAAACGGACAAGGACTATTCTTCTTGGGATAGCTTGATGCGTAGCAGATTGTATCAAGAATATATCGGTACAATAGATGGACACAAAATATATGCAGGTGGCGCACCCAATCCTATGATGCAAGGGTTTGAGTTTATGGCAATGGCTGGTTTGTATATGTTAGATTCCGTCAATACAGATAAGACTACAGCAGAACTTGAGTATAATCTTTGGTCTTCTTTTGCAGACATAGGAGCAACAGCAAGTACTACTATAGCTGAAGGCAGTCCGTTTGGTGGGCTTGCTTTAGAGTGGTATAAACAGAATGACCCTTTCTTGACGAAACGTCCAACACCTTTTCCGAGCGAGTTAATCGACAGGGCAGAGGAAGCTGGCTATCTAGATGAACTGGTAAATACATATGGATTGGTAAAGAGATCAAGAACTCCTGGCAGACCATTAAGCAAGGAAGGGGATTATTATGATTTCCCAACTACAGAACGTGGTAAAAGTTCATATCGAATGTATGTTTTGCATCGCATGATTGGACTTACAGCGTTTGCTATACCTGCATATGCAATGGGATATACTGGCGCACAAACCAGAGGAATAAAGGATATGTGGAGGGCAAGGATGTTTGCAAAACCAGACATGACAGTGCCTTCCCCAACAGGAGAGGGCACAATCCGCATTCCAACGGCTTCTCCATTTTTAAAAACTTTGTCCAGTAATGAAATGGATGCTGCATTTTATCATTATTATATGGGTTTATATACACCCAATAGAGCCAGACCGTTAAGTGAAACAAGAGCATATCAACTAAAGTCAATGTTGTTTCAGATAAATAAAGCTCAAGATAGATTAGGGTCAGATTGATGGAACATTATAATATCACAGAGCAGTACGACACAGCAGTCACAACGAGTTTTGTAGGGTTTCCTATACAGCCAAGTGAACGTCAGAAGAGATCGTACCCAACATTTTATGGAACACTATCTGCATTGACAATACATGGTGATACATTGTCTGGTACAAATAGTTTAACTGTACGAATCTCTGAGGATAGCGAGGGAGATAGAATGATACTTGGAGATACACAGGTAGGATTGTCTGTGGGAATCACAACTCCAACAATGACCTCATCCATTATAAAAATAGAGATTGATGTTGCTGATTCATGGCCCAGTAAAATCTGGATAAAAACAGACACAGGTACTCTGAACATTCGACAAGTCAAGTTAACTTGGAGAGTGTAATGTCTATACTCCCATCGAATGTTGATGCATTTAATAGTAGTAGTGGTGGAGCGTTTGGTTCGACTTCTATTGAATCAGATCTGAGTACACAAATCAATGGTGTTCGACAGACTTTTGTGACTCCTCTAGCGTATCATACATCAACATTGGTGATATATTACAATGGAGTGAGACAAAGAACAGGGGTGGAAATCACTGTAGTCGATGCTCGTACCTTCACAACTAACTTTATACCTGCTTCTGGAACTGTTCTGGTTGCAGTGTACCAACCTTTATAGGAGATAGCATGGCTATACAACTAGTAAGAGATCAGTTAATCGATTCGATTATCAATGTAAATAAAATAGACAACAGTGCAGTATCGTTTGTAAAACTAGATGGCGCAGATATTGAAACTTCCCTTGCCGGTGGAGTATCTAAACTTGCAACAGCGGCCGCGATTAAAACTTATGTTGACGGACAACTTCCCGATCAGTTTTCTGGTGGAAACGGTATCCAGATTGATGCTTCTGGAGATCCAGATGTAATCAATGTTGATCTTGCTACCAATCCTGGTATGCAGTTTACTTCTGCCAAACTGGATTTGAAACTTAAGAGTGAATCCGGTGGTAGCCTTACCAAAGATGCGAATGGTTTGTACATTGCTGATAGTGCAATCTCCAATGCAAAACTTGCTACATCTACCATTAGTGGTATTGCTCTTGGAGCAAACCTTGCTGACCTTACAGCAGGTAATGGTTTGTCAATGTCAGCATACAACGGTGGTACTGCTCGCGTTATTGATATGTCTCTTGATGGTGCTACACTATCAAAAAGTAATGCTGGACTTAAGGTTGCTGATCTACAAATCGGAACTCAACAGCTTTCAAACTCTAGTGTTACTGCTGAAAAAATGGCAATCTTTCCAACTGTAGATGCGTTGACTCCCAACGGAATCCTTACACAGTTTGACCTTACAAAGACTATGTCTGTTGGATATACCAGCTGTCTTGTTTTCCGTAATGGTGTTGCTTTGGAACAAGTTGCTTCTTCTCCAAGCGGAACTGATCAGTATGTAATCAATCGTACAGCAGGAACTGGTGGAAAATCTCAGATTGAGTTTGGTTCTGCTGTTTCGAATGGTGAATCACTACGTGTATTCTACATTGCATAGATAAACACAACCCCTCTATGTTTATAGAGGGGTTTTTTTTGGAGTTTACAATGACAAAAGAAGAATGGATGAGACATATCTTAGGACAAGGTGGAGCATTAACGATTGCCTGTGCTGCTCTTTGGTATATTTCTCAGTTATATGTTGATCAAATAAATGTTATGATGCAACGGTGTGATAGTGATAGAGTAATGTATCAAGACCACATGGAAAAACTATCAGTAAAACTGGAAGACATCAGCAGAGATGTGAGAGATATTAAGGATGCCCAAGAAGTCAATAAATAAAAAAGCAATGAAGTGTAACTCTCCTCGCCCATTGAGAAAGGGAGAGCCTGGCTATGCTAAAAAGAAAAGAGTTGTCAAAGGTTGCAAAGCTGGAAGACAGGAACTTATTAAGTATGGAGCAAAAGGGTATCAACACAACTATAGTGCAAGTGCAAAGAAATCTTTTCGCGCTCGTCATCGTTGTGATTCCGCTGATGATATATTGAGTGCGCGTCATTGGTCATGTAAGGACTTGTGGCCAAAGAATAAAAAGAAAAAATAATAGGAGATTATTATGAAAAAGAAACTGCCTGGTTATAGACCATACGGAAAGTCAATGCCCAAAGGAAAGGTTGAGCGCAAAGCATACGCAACTGTAAAACCAAAGAAGGGCGGTATGAAAAAACCATCTGTCTCTTTCAAGGGATATAGCTATCGGAGTTATAGCAAATGAAAATAGACATAACAGCAACAAGCTGGGGCAAGGTCTTTGCTCTTGTTGGTAAACTGGTTCGATATGCACAGGGTGGTTTTACTCAAGACGAGAAGTCGGAACTGATTGGAGATCTTCTTGAAGTTCTGGGAGTTCTCGCAGAAGACATTGGACAGGATATACGAAATGGCTAAGGGTAAAAGGCGCATTGATAAAATCATTGTGCATCATAGTGCCAGTCCTGTGCATACTACTGTTGATCAAATAGATCAATGGCACAAGGCTCGTGGATGGAATGGCATCGGCTATCACTTTGTCGTCTTGGAGGATTGTAGTGTCGGCAAAGGTCGTAGTCTTAATCGTCAAGGTGCGCACACCAAAGGGCAGAATAAACATAGCATTGGTATATGTGTCACAGGAAACTTTGAGGACTATCATCTTCCGAAACCTAGATTCGATGCTCTGATTGAATGCATCCAAAGCAATCTGGATGCATATGGTTTGCGTTGGAATGATGTATATTATCACCAAGAGTTTGGTGCGACAGCATGTTGTGGACGTTATCTTATTGAGCAACTGAAACAACATAGGTGTGGGAGAGTCTGTTGAAAAAGTTTTTAAAGCAACATTTAAAACATGGGGAGTTGAAGACAGTCGCTTTACGCGCAGGTCTACATCCCAACTCTGTATATGCTTGGGTCAAGGGTCGGAACCAACCAAGTGTCGTGTCTCTCATTTGGTTTCTACGTGCAATGTCGGAACACACAGGAGAGGAGTACGAACTCCTTTGGATTGAGTATCTCTACACACTAGAGGGAAGTCCAGATGCCCATGCCCAGTGTGAGCAATGGGTACGAAGAGAACCCTAGTCTAGTGTCGGTAGGTATGGTGCGTTTTTATGTACCATCGGATGTTTATATTGGTGCAATCGATTCTTTATTTGTATCTCGTATCGATATGACATGTCTTCCCATGTCGGTGTCTGCTTTGCTTTGCCAATATATCCGAATACCTTGTCTTCTTTTTTAAAGAGAATCCCTTCTCCTCTTCCACATTTTGTGGGCTTGCGTGACATGTGTCGTGCCTTCACTGCAATCGAGAAGAGATCTCCATCGTACCAATAGTGCATGCCTGTCGGCACATCTACATACACGATGTAGTCTGGGCTGTGTACCAGGTACTCCGCATATCCATTGGACCTGGTTTGTATTATCTCTGCAAAGAATGTGGTGTACCTGTCTCCACAGATCGCGCTCTTGACTTCGATGGACTTCAGTCTCATGTAGTCGTTCACCAGTGTCATCATGTGTATGTCGTATGGAAGAGCATCAACACACATGGCATGTTGTGGTTCATGGCACAGCAGGAAGGAGATGAACTCGCTGTTGTGATTGATCATATCCACAACAGCAAGTTCAGTGATGATGCCTTGTCGGAGTAGACTCCGAAACGATTTGTTATTTTCCACTGGGTGACCTATAGATGCCAGTTTTATTTAGACCACCACGTCTACATCTACGTCCGTTGTTCTGTAGTTCAGCACCCAAGCGAATCAACAGAGACGGGTAGTAGTTCTCATAGTTGGCCGGCTTTGTGGTGCGCATGCTGTACACTTTGTCAATCATATCAGCTACCGTAAAGTAGCTGTCTGGATTCTCGGACAGGTACTGATCAACCAATGATTCGTGGATGCCAACGACAGAGTGACTATCGTTCTCCTCCTCTCTCCACTTCTCTTCCTCTGGTGAGAGATACCACTTCTCACCCAGCTTGAAACGAGCAACAGCCTCTGCCCATATTTGGTCACGATTCTTTTTGAGAATGGCAGGGTCATATCCCATGTGGTGTTCGATGCTGTCACATACCACATACCAATATCGTCTTGAGCCTGTCTTGTCCTTGAATATACCAACATCATCATCGTTGGTTGACCCTGTAAAGATTGACGTTCGTGGTACTTTGACTTCGTACTTTGTGTATGCTCTTCGGAATGTATCATAGAGATCAGAGATGAAGTTTTTAATGGTATTCGCATCCTTCTTGGCCATGACTGCTAGCTCTGCCATCTCATGTATCCATGCTGTACGCAGTATGGACTGACCATCCTTCTCTCCAATGTTTATCTTGGATGAGTTGTACCACGGGTAGTTGGTTATCGGACAGTGACCTGCCAGTATTCGGAAGAACGTTCCCTTCCCATGTCCTTGTCCGGCTTTGAGTACCAACATAGATTCCACTTGGCATCCTGGCGACATGGCTCTGGCAACAGCAGAGATAGCCCAGTATCTACCGTATGCTCTGTTGAGTTTGGTATCCTCCGCTTTCATGTAGTCGATCAGCAGAGTATCAAGTCGGTTCTTCCCATCCCATTTGTCAGCCACAGACTCTAGGTATTCCACCAGAGTATTTTTGGTGTGGTCTGTAGCATGTAGTGTGATCGCCTGTTGCACACTCTTGAGATCCAGTGTACGCCCAACGAAAAAACGTTGTCGTAACTCATTCATTATTTTTAGTTCAAGAGCATCCGTCATCGGCTCGCCTTTCGAAAATATAGACTGTCGTATCTCACACAACCATATGTCTAGGGAGAGAGAGTCCATCATCGTCATGAGATTGTCTACCGATTTGAGGTAGTGCCATGTGGTGTTTTTTGCACTGTACTGTAGCTCCAAACCATTGTATGTTGTGACGCAATCCATGTGCATTTTCCGTTTGTTGACCATTGAACAACGGAATCGGCTTACTCCCCATACGTCTGTCGCTTTGGAGATAAATGCACTTCCCATCGAATCACTTCCGGTAGCATAGCATTGGTACTTAGACTGTCGTTTGGGGAGGTTATCCCACTGCTCGATGTACCAGTCGAACGGATGTTGTTGTCCATCGTGTCCTGTAATCGGGTAGTGAGCTGGCACTGTGATTATTTTATATCGTTCTTCAGAATGAGAAGAACCACGCACATCAGTATGAGTATGAGTAGATACATTTGTTGTACGCTTG